CTGTTCAAGTCAATGCGCTACGGGTCTGGAAACTTAGTTGTCGACTTGGCGGAAAGTGCTCAAACCATCAAGATGATCAAGAATGCCACCTCCGTTCGGAAACTTGCGAAGCAATTCATGAAGGAATTCGCTGGATCTAAAAAATCCTCGAAATCCCAAGCGGACTATCTCGCACGCAAATGGCTAGAGGGTCGTTACGGCTGGATGCCGTTCGTCTCTAGTACATACGAACTCCTCAAAACACTCAGCGCAAGAGTTAATAAGGCAACAATTGTCCCTATTAACACCCGTTGTCAGCGTTCACGCGAATATCATCGAGTCAATTCCGTATTCGACACCATATCGGTGCCGTGTAAGGAGTATATTGACTCGGTGTTAAACGTTAGAATGCAGATGAAGGTTCTTATGCGAGGGCGAACCACGCTGGAAATCTACGACTTTACGTCGTTAAATCCTGCAGGGATCGCTTGGGAGCTGACGCCTCTCAGTTTCGTTGCCGATTGGTTTGCAAACGTCGGTCAGACGCTGCAACTTTGGGAAGATTATATTCTTTTCGCCAATCGCTTCGTCTCAGGTTTTGAGACAGTGGGTGCCAAGGAAGTAGCGCAATATAAGAAAGTAGCTAACTGGATGGAAAGACCTCAAGTCTGGCCTGATGGCTCGATGAAGGATAATTTCGTCTTCGGTAACTACGAGTATCATAAAGCGTCACGTGTCAGAGTCGGTAAGACTCGGACTGTGCTTGGCTCTCTCCCAACTCCCGGTGGCCTTCGCATCGACCTTAGGGTCAATGCAAAGAGGGTCGCTGACGCGGCAGCCTTAATTAAGGTTGCGTTCAAGTAAACTCACGTTTCCGGAGCACATATGCCCGCTATCGCGAACGTCGTGATCAACGACGGTGCGGCAACCCCTGTTGCGCACACTCTCTCTCCCTCCACCAAAGACGACAAGGGTGTTGTTCTTTTCGAGCAAATTCTTCCGGTTCCTGTGAATTCGCTGGGCGCAAAACGCCTGACGTACTCGCAGCGGAAGATCCGCGACAATCGACAACAACTCACGGGCCAGACGCGAGTGATTTTCACTCTCGACAATCCGACCCTGGAGACCCTTGGGACCAATGCCGCCGGCCTTCCTCCGCCGCCCACCCGGGCGTACGTCGAAGACGTGCGTATTGAGTTCACGTTGGCAGACCGCAGTACGAAACAAGAGCGTAAGGACATCCGTGTCCTGACCGCGAACTTGCTCGCACATGCAATGGCAGTTGCTGCCATTGATGATCTGCAACCGTCGTACTAAGTAGGAGTCTAAAATGCAGGACTGTAAAACAGCTGCACTCGAGATGTCCAAGGTTCTTGGCATTCTAGAGTATGACTTCAACTTGGAGAGGCAAAATGGTACATTCCGTTTTGACCTCGATGAGGCTCCTTATGTCTTTGCTCGTAGGTATGGCCTTTACAATCTCTTTAGAAAACTCGACGCATCGTCTGATGCTTCGGTTCTATCGAAAGCGTGCTGGCAAAGCTATCTGCAGACAGAGCAGCGTATCCAAAAGGTGAACTCAGATCTCCGAAATCGCATGGGTCAAAACCCCCGCTTAAGCAAGTTAATTTTTAACATGCAGCGTAAAATTATGCGTATCCTCGGGCCTGAGCCTTCGCTTCAGGAGTTGGCTGCCCGGAGCTCATGGGGACCCGGCGCTACTAGCACTCTCAAGGCTAGGAATAGCACCGTGGACAAGAAACTGATCGAACCTCGGCTTGGCGTTACCCCCAAGTGTCTCAAGTATGCTGTCGCGTATTTGTCTAATTCCTACCTCTGGATGAGAGCTCGGATCCCTTCTGTCGAAGGCCCTTGCTCTCCTCTTAGGTCGGAGTTTTTCATTACTGACAGGGGACGGTTTTCCACCGTTCCAAAAGACACTCAGAAGAGACGACCCATCGACATTCAACCGACTTTAAACCTTTTCTTTCAAAAGGGTGTCGGCCAAATGATCAGAAGTCGTCTGAAACGCCACGGAGTCAATCTCGATGATCAGTCGAGAAATCAGCGGTTAGCTGAACTTGCATACACTCAGGGTCTATCAACGATAGACCTTGAAGCTGCAAGTGATTCCGTTTCGTACGAGCTTGTCAAACAGGTCTTGCCACCTTCGTGGTTTGACTTAATGGACGACCTTCGTACCACCAGTATAGAAAATCGTGAGGAAGAGACTGTTCATCGTGTGGAAAAATTCTCCAGTATGGGGAATGGATTCACATTCGAACTTGAGTCTCTGATTTTCTACGCCCTTCTTCACTCCATAATCAGAGTGGATGAGGACGACTGGGAGACACCCATCGCCGTTTACGGCGATGATCTAGTTTGCAGTGCCCGACATTACGACTCCGTCGTAGAAGCGCTCAATTCCGTCGGTTTCGTCGTTAATTCGACGAAATCATTCAAAGAGGGAAACTTCTTTGAATCCTGCGGAAAGCATTTTTACAAAGGGTTCGATGTCACCCCCCCGTTTCAGAAAGTCGTTTGTAACGATGCTCTGGAATGGGTTCGATTCGCTAATCGCTTATGGCGATGGGCTTATCGTTTAGGGTCTGGGCTCTGCCTAGACGCTAGCGTCCAACGGGCTTTTCTTTTTTGTGCCGAACAAGCTGAAAACAGCTTCGCAAACACAAAATCGAGAGCCTATCGGAATAGGCGAAGCAGAATTCCTCTTCCACGGCAACCGTGGTGGCTGGAAGGCGACTTTGGGCTGATTAGTCCTGATCGCTTTGCTTTCGACCGAAACGGGATAATCCGACTGGACACCTTCGGCGTTTCCGCCGTTGAGTATCCGGGTTCCCACGCTGCGATGTACTGCGAGGCACTCAGAGTTGACAAAACTCAGAGTGACAGGCCTACTTACGGGTTTGTTTCTCCTCGTGGTGCGGTGAAGTTAGTGATTCATCGTGCCCGCGTTTACGCGACGAGTCACTCCGAGGCGCCAAGCTGGATCTAACACCAGCTTGGTTGGTTGCGCCTTAGGGCGTGTAAAG